TAAAGACCTGCGCGACCATTAGCGGTGGCCACGGCTTCCGACAACGTTAGCGCAGAATGCCAGGTCTCCTCCCTGTTTAAGGAGGACTTGAGAGCGGTAGGCTTAGCCTACTCTCTCGATGCCTACATTGGCAAACCAATGGTTGTCACTGTAGGGGTAGGTAGGCGTGAAAGTCGCGCCCACCTAGCTGAGAGAATCCGGACTCACTATCCGGACCTTCATCTCGACGTGTGCAATAAAATTGCACACGCCGGCAGTCGTTCACTTAAGCGAGTGAGCAACTGCGTCGAGGCGATCAAGGACAACTTGATCACTTCGTCTCCGGAAATGATAAGATCATATTCGGAGATGCCCGAGTACAAAAAGCTAGTACATTGGGCGTACAGCCTGGCGGCGCATAGCGCCGACAGGGTGACAAGAGAGTGGAAAAAGTTTTCAGCTCTCTTGAAATGGCTCGCGGTCTCTAGTGAGACACCGCGACCCCCCATACCCAGGGATTTTCCTGGTTATGGCGCCTCGTGGGACAATCCCTCGAGGCTCCCCAACCTATGGTTGGCCCTCTGTCCTTGGCTCCGAGAAGTCCAGGACTCAGGTGTGATGACAAAAGCGACGGCTACGCGGCTTTTGCACCTATGCACCAGCAGGAATTTCCCTGCTGGTGGCGCGTCGACGAGGAAGGCTTCGTTGGAGGTCCATTCAAGGACTCTCCACAGCCATTCCCCAGCGGACCCGATCCGTCGACAAATTATCGAACGTCTGTCGTACCTAATAGGTACCCAGGTCAGTCGGTTTTGCCAAGAGGGAGGTTATACCTCTCTCGGGCATACGTCGTTGACATCCAATGCATCACTGGATTCGACTACGGACGAAGGCGGTAGGGCAGCCGAGGTCGGAATGAAATTCCGAGCTTGGCTATACTCCGTCCCGAACCAAGACCAGCTAAAAGCTACTTGGTTCGGTAAGTCGTACTGGCTAAAAGCCGGTACGCCTTTATGGCAGACCATGTGCAGATCAGATCTGCGCCATGATCCTGCTCACGAGGCCGGCGAAAGCGACGACCGCGTGAACCTCGACTTTGAAAATTTCAAACTCGAGGACCCCCTGTATGGACTCGACGAGACCACTGGATTTCAATTGCTCCAGTGGTCAATCGAGGAGGGACTCCGGCAAGGCATCCTTGCCGGCAAGCCCTACTACAGTGAAAGGGAAAACGACATACTTCGTATGTCGGGAACTGCGCCGTCAATACGGCCCAGTTCCATTGGCGAACCCGGGGCAAAGTCCCGTGTGGTCACCGTGGGTGAGGACTGGTTGACAATGCTGCTTCAGCCTTGGTCACACCATGTCATTGGCGCATTGCGCCAGCACCCTGCCGCCAAGTCTGGTCTTACCAGAGGTTGGCAGCTATTCGAGTGGGTGAAGCGACAGCGAAGCTGCTGTGCTCCACCCAGAGGTGATCGCTATTTCTTAAGTAGTGATCTTACGACTGCGACAGATTTCTGCTCGCATGTCTACTCTCTAGCAATGCTAGAGGGCCTCCATCGTGGCATAGGAAGGGCTAGTGACCCCTACTTTGCCTTATGCGCGAAACTGCTTTGCAGTGGTCGCGTATACGAGTCTGACGTCGTCAAAGAATTCTTTGACAAAGTCACCTCCCGGGGCATCTTAATGGGTGACCCAGGAGCGAAGATTGTTCTCACTATGCACAACCTTTGTGCAGAGATGGAAGCATATCTTCGATACGTCCACAACATGATGGACACCCCAGATGGAGAGTTTCTCTACCATCTGGGCAAGATGAAAGGACCCCCAATTCAACATTGGAGGTGTTTCGCTTGTTCCGGCGACGACCACTTTGGTCAAGGTCCCCGGGAGTACCTTCAGCGTATTACGCTGAACCACGATTTAAACGGTATGTCCGTTTCGTGGCCGCAGAACTTCTTAAGTCCTGTAGGTGGTTTCTACTGTGAGGAGATGCTCCTCACGGTAGGACTTCGTGACGATCAAATCTGGAAGGTGGCATTGCCCCTTCGAGATTCGAAGTACGAAGATCAACCTCACATCGATGCGATGAAAGTAAGGTTGCTTTCCCCTTGTGCCAAGGAGCACGAAGGGAAAGATGAGCCAAACCCTGCCATTGGCAAGGCTCGCCAGATGCATGGCATGCTGGCCTGGCTCGGAGGAGGATGGGAAGTAACACTTCCCATCTTCTCAAAGCGTTGGGAGATGCGGATGGAGGCTTACCTCCCTCCGGCACTCGCGTTCCGATTCCTACCTATTAGGCTAGGCGGAATAGAAGCTCCCTCCTACCATCGGTCATTGACCGATGTAAGGGGTACTCTCAGGCTTTTGCCTGAGCAGCACTTATGGGCCATCAAGCAAGTACTTGATGGCTCCGCCCCGCCGTTGCTGTCACGCACTTTGGCGACTTTCGCCACAAATGCGCGAGCACGGGGCATAAGCTCGGATGCCATCGAAGATGAGATCCGGGCGACCCTAAGCCAGGACTGGTTAGTCCAGGGCTTAGACGACGCGGGGCTGCAACTTGCAGCCGGTTACGTCGGGGTCGACGACGAAGGTCGTGACCGTGACCTTGAGTGGAGGAATCTCCGCTTCAAGGACAAAGCCGCAATCGCGAAGCGAATGCGTCTTACGACCGTCGATGAGGCTATTAACCTCATCGGCAGGCCATACCTGTTTCGGGACATGCTATTTCCCGAAATTAGCCGCCGGCACGGAATAGATCCGTACCGCTCCAAGCAATACGAAAACGTATCTTGGGGGCGCAGGCTGGAGATGTTTTACGCCAATTTGGCGTCAGCACTCCCGTCTGAGCGTCAGCCTTTGACTGGCGCTCAGGAAGCTGATACCATCGAACGCATCGCTCGATGGTGTGTCGAGAATAAGCCCCTCGACATCCCCAGGGAAGTATACTACTTTCCTGAGAGTGTTGTAGTGCACGAGAAACTCGCCACACTACGAACCCCTCTTTGAGGGGGACACCGGGAAACAGTGTACCTGCGGTTAAGAAGCCGTAGCCACTAACAGGTAACACCGTAGCGGTGTTTTCCTTTACTG